CTGGCCTAGCGAGGAATCGATGGATAGGCGCTCGGTGTTCGCATCGATGCCCGTCGATCCGGTTACGCGCCGGTAAAACACCGTGCCGTTCAGCAGCTCGATGCGGATGTCCTGGCGGTTGAGCTGGCCGGCCAGATAGAGCGTGTAACCCATCATCTGCACGTCGATCGTCGTGGCCGACGAGCCGATCAACGCTGCCAGTTCGAGGTCGGACTGGTATGTCGGAATCCAGATTTCGCCCTGGCGCCCCTTGAGTAGGTACATGAGCGAGCGGAACGCGGCGCGCGCCGTGCGGCCCTGCATCCACCATGCATGCGTGCCAGTCGCGAAGCCGATCTGCGCGGTGTCGTCCATCGTGAAGACGCCGGTGTCGTTGTCGATCGTCACAGCCTGGCGCTCGTAGCTGGCGTCGGCGCCAGCGCTGTCGTCGGGCGAGTCTTCGAGCACCGGATAGCCGCGGTACTGCGGCAAGCCGCTTGCTGGCGTCCAGTCGCACGGCTCGGCTGTGACGAAGCTAGGCTTAAGCGTGGCGAACTGGCCGTTGACGCGGGTGATCTTCGGGTATGCGGTAAGCCGCGCTGTGCGCACCGGATAGAGGCGCGAGCCGGCGGCCCAAGAGCCAGCAACAGCATTCGTGAGCGCGAGCGCGCTGCTGGTGACGCTGCTGATCTGCAGCACTTCATACGTCGCCGCGTCTTGGATCAGGATCGCCAGGCCGCCAGCCACGAAGTCGCGGTTGACGGTGTCGCACGGAACGGTGAGCGCGCCGGGCGCGAGCGCGGAGGCTAGCCGTTGGCCGTCGCTGAAGATCGGCAGCGCCCACACCATCGCCGACCATGCGAACAGGGCAGACTCGATGATGCGGCGCTCCTGCTGGCCCATCTGCGCGTCGAAGTCGAAGACGCGACGCGGCGCGATGCGCAGCGCGCGGCGCTGCTCGGCGCCCGACCAGGCGATCATCACGTCAGTCTTCCACTGCAGCGACTCCTTCACGCCGTTGGCCCAATCGGGCGTCAGCGCCCACGCCGTGACACGGTTGCCGGTAATCTCAAGCTTCGCCGTCTCGCCGTCAGCGAACGTCCAGAAATAGATCGCGTCGATCGTCGGCGGACCCTGCACGGCAACCGTGAAGCTCCACGATAGCTGCTGGTTGGGCGCAAAGGTGATTGGCAGCGCGCCAGGCGCCGTGACAGAGATGCCGGTGCCTCCTGTCGTGGTCATCGTGTTGAGCATTTGCGGCTGACTAAGCCATGCGTTCCAGACGCTGACAGTCTTGGTGACGTTCGATACCACGTTGCCGAGCGCGATCGTGCCCTGCGAGATGTGGATGCGGTTGTACCAATCCGACAGCGCGAAAGAACCGGCAAGCACGCCGCCATGCGCAGCGTGCGCGGTCGCCAGCGGCAAATGTGAAGTATCAGCGCCGGACAGCGCGGCAGTCGCGAGATACGCGGTCGTGTACGGATACAGCGACAGCGTGCGCGCATCGAGCGCACCACCTTCCAGCCCGCTTGATGCGGGATAGATCGGCGAACCAGCGATTGATCCAGAGAACGCAGGCATTACGCATTCTTCCTGAAGGCAAGCGCATAGTTACCGCTCGACGGGCTTGTGCTGCCATATATGGTGGTGTTCGGGTTGTTTGCGATCATCGGGAAAATCTTCCACGTGTCGCTGCCGATGGTGATCTCGTCCTTCGGGTTGTTGTTCTTCATGTTCACGAGACGAATGTCTGGCGCATCGCCTACATATGCCCACAGGTTTCCGGCCGCTCGCTCGACGAAGTTCTGGATCGGAAAAAAAGCAGCAAGTCCGTTGAATACATTCGGGCTTCGCTGCATACCGTTAAAAGCTAGGCCATTTGCCTGATGCGGCCACACGGCGCGCGCGGGCGAACTACTGCCTGGCTTGAACCACCGGAACGTACTATCGACAGTGACGCCAACCCATCCTTGCGGATAGCTATATGACCACGGCATGTTGTTGCCGCCAATATCGGGATAGCTTGCGTATCCACTGGAGTATTGCCAGCTCGTCGCCTGGATATAAACGCACGGCGCAGCGCTGCCTATAGCATTGAGCGCGCCGCCCTGGAAGTGCGCGAAGATGCCGGCCGACTTCTCGATGACGACATGCAGATATGCCGCGGCGCCGGTGGTGCTGAAAAAGTGATAGCCGGTGTAAGGCCCGGCGCCGCTGTTGCAAATGTTGTAGGAATTCGGCGACGTGCCAGGCTGCGCGCTGTACGAGTTAGCGCTGTTATAGCCAGTCGCGCCATAAAGCGTGATCTGTGTGTCGCCAGTGTCGGCGACGAAGTTCAGGTAGCACGAACCTTTGTGAACAGCTAGCCACCAGCCCACGCCGGAGTACGTATTGTTGAAGTCGATGGTGAATCCTGCGCTCGTGGCAAAGGTGGCAAGCGCTTGCAGAGTTGCCTTCGGGCCGGATGCTGTGCCGGTGGAGTACATTTCGTGATCTCCTCAAGCCATCTTCACGGCGCAGTAGTTGTCGGCAGCGGTGCGGAAAACGTTTTGCACCACCATCCAATTATTCGTTCCATCGTTGACGGTGCTTTCGCTGCTGTTGGAATTTCCGGTGACGAAACCAACACCGTCCAGTTCGCCGAGCACACTAGGAGCCGGCGAGGTTTGCTCAAGCCGCACCGGGAACACCGAGTACGTTCCATCGAGGTTCGCAGACATCCAGTTAGGCCGATCGCTGCTGCAGTAGCAATAAGGCCACACATTGTTGTATGGCGACTGCGCCATAGAACCGCCGGTGTTGAAGTTCTGGAACAGCTGCCAAGCATTCGCCGAATCGCAAACGAGCAACCCATTCGGGTCGAAAAAGGCGAGATGCGAGTAGCTTGTGTCGCTAAATCGCAGGTCACTACTGGAATAGCCGCAGCCGCCGATGGCTACCGGATAGGGGTATTGCCCCGGCGTGCCATAGGGCAGGAACTTGCCCATGTAGAACATCTCGTACACCGTGGACACTTTCGCGACGACGATCACGCGCTGTCCGTTTGCAATGAACCAGTAAGGCGTCGATTGGTTCCACAGGTACACGTATGCTGCCGGCGAAATGCCGGGCTGCGCAGTGAATGCGTTGGATGCGTTGTATCCCTGCGCGCCGCGCAGCTCGAAGTTGTAGTAGTCGCCCGAGGTGTAGTGGAACGCGCGGATATTGAGATAGATCGCCTCAGTGCCTGAAAGGCCTGGCGCCTTCAGGTACGTCTCGAAATCAACGGTATCGTTTGCGCCTGGCTGCCCGCTATATGGCGTTGAGTTCTTCGCAAGCTCCGTCCATGCACTACCGGCGGCGCTCATCGCGCCCTGCGTGGTGGCGATGGTGAACTGGTCGTTCACCGCGAAGTTCGTCGCGCCAGCATTGATCGTGAAGCCGATCTCTGCGCTGGTGTAGGCAACGCCAGTCGTCGCGTTCGCGAGTGCGCCGCTGACGCTGCCCGTGACTGACCACACCTCAGCGCCTGGCGTGGCGGCGCTAGTACATTTGACGGTGATGGTCTCCGTCTTGGTGCCGGGATAGCACGTGACGCCGGACATCGTGCCGGTGCCTGTGCCAGCAAACGACGGGGCGCCAGCGCTGCCGACGCCGGTAAGGAACGCGCGCAGCTGATTCAGCAGATCGAGATAGCTGGTGGCGGTGCCGGTTTGCGTGCTCATCCGATGGAACTCCTGACCTTGACCGGATTCTTGGCGATGACGTTGAGGACGGCCGTGTCGACGGCCTGCTGGATGATGTGCGGCGGCATCTCGGAAGCGTCGGCGTGGAAGTGCTGCACGACCATGCCGGCGCCGCTGACCGCGCCGCCTTCGGCGTAGTGTCGCACGCCCGGCGACGATCCGCGCGAGTAGCCCGGCGTGCCATTGATCGCGTGCAGCAGTGCCAGCACGCCCGGCTTCGATGTGGCGTTGGCATTCACGACGAATTCACCATCGGAGAGCATCGCGGGGATGCTGTCGCTGGTGCCGGTGCCAGGCCCGCGGATGTGGCCGCCGAGCGCGTGCCCGGACGACGCGAAGGACGAACCAATGGTGCTTAGCCAGCTGCCGGCGCCGCTGGCAGAGCTTGACGCGGCCGACGCAGTGACGGCCGCGGTGTTGGCCGTGATCGCGGCCACCAAGGCACTGTTCGCTGTCACAAGGGCCGTCTGTGACGCCGTGTTCGCCGTGACGGCGGTCGTGTTGGCTGTCGACGTCGCGGCCGACGCGGCGCTGCCAGCCGCGCCACCGCCGCCGCCGAAAAGGCCGCTGAAGAAGCCGCCGATGCGCCCGAGGAAGCCCATGATGCCGCTGCTGGCGCTGGCGATGCCGCTACTGGCGCTCCCTTGGCCGCTTCCATTCAGCCACTGCACGAATCGGTTCGCCAGGAACTGCGCTTCGAGCTTGACGAGCGAACTGGCGACATCGAACGCCATCCGGTTGAACGCCTGGCTCACCGTCATGGTCCCGCTGACGGCGTTGGTGAGGAAGGTAGCGATGCCGCTCTGGAACGCATCCTGCGCGGTCTGCTTGAGCTTGCCCATCTCCTGCGCGGATTGATCGGTCGCGAGGCGGATGTCATCCACCTTCTGCTTGAACTGCTCGGCCTGCGCGATCATGCCCTGATCGCCGAGCGGATTGCCTGGCGTCTTCGTCTTGTTCGCCAGGTCAACCATCTGCGCAGCAAGCGCCTGCAGCCCAGGCAGGCGCTGCCTTTCGAGGTCGATGATCTGCTGCTCTGCCTGCACGGGGAACAGCGATCCATCCTTCACGCGATCCTTGATCGCCGCGATCTGCGCGTTGAGGTCGCCCATTGCATCGCTGGCGTCCTTCTTGGCGTCGTTGAAGTTGATCTGGTTGAGTCCCTGCGTCTTGTAGTCGCTGACCGCCTTGGTGATCTCGCTTTGGCTCGCGCCGCTTTTCTGCAGCTCAAGCGACAGCTTCTCGGTCTCAAGTTCCAGCGCCAGCTTCGCGGCTTCGGCCTTCTTGCCCTCGATCGTCAGCAGCTTTTGCTCGGCCGCCAGCTGCTGCTCGTAGTTGCGCTGTTGCTCCTGCCGCTCTTGCTGCGCCAGACTGGCAAGCGCGGTCTGCTGCTCAAGTTTCTTTGCCGCCAGCTCGCCATCGAGTTGCGCGAGCTGCGCGCGGTTGCGGATGGCGCTCGCGCCGCCGTCATTCGGATCGACAGGCAGCGCGGCGATCGCCGCCCGCTGCTTCTGCAGTGATGCGATCTCAAGCGCATACTGTCCGTTGACGATGTTCGCGCGGTCCTTGTAATACTGCTCAAGCGACAGCTTGCCCGCCTCGTACTGATCCTTCTCCTGCGCTTCGAGCAGTTTCGCGTGCGCCTGGTACACCGCCAGCTCGGCAGCCAGCTGCGCGCGGATCAGCTGCAGGCGCGCACTTGCGAGCTGGCTGGCGCCGGCACCGTATTTCGCCGTGCCTGCGCCGCTGCGTCCGGCAGTGATGTCGTTGAGCGACGGCGGCGCAGCCTCGCGGTCCTTCTCGTACTCGGCGAGCTGCTTGCCGAACTCGTCCTTCATTGCAGCGATGCCGGCCTGATAATCCTTGCTCGTGTTCGCCGTCATGCCGGGGATGAGGCGCCCAAGCCCGAAAGGCAGTGCAGCGTTCTTCGCCATGTTTACCGCGCCGACGCCAAGCTCTTTCAGCGCATCTTTCGCGTGGTCGATCGCGTAGGTAATCCGCGCCGCGACATATCCGATAGTCGCGCCGGCTACCTCGAAGGCAAACGTGATCTGCTTGATCGCCCACCCGATCCATTCGCCGAGCGTCTTCATGGCGTTGACGCCGTCGCCCTGGACGCTCTTAACCACGCCGTCCATCGCCTGCGTCGCCGAGGGCAGCAGGCCGAGCATGAATTGCTGCGCCAGCCCCTGCACCTCGTCGCCGAGATCGACCATCGCGACATGCGCCTGCTTGACTTGCGCGACCACCTGATCGTTCATCAGCAGGCCAAGCGTGCGCAGATGGTCGATCATCTTCTGCATGCCGCCCTCGGCCACTTCGTTGATGACCGGCTGAATCTCGGCGAAGCTGCGGCCGAAGATTTGCGAACCGACCGCGGCCTCATCCGACGCGCTTTTCATGTCGCGCAGCTTCTCGGCCACGAGCTGCAGCTGCTGCTCGGGCGACAGTTCCTTCAGGTCCTTGATGCTGATACCTAGCGCGCTGAAGCCGGCGCCGCCCTGCTTGGCGCCTTGCGCGGCCATGCCGACGTTCCGGGTGAAGATCGTCAGCGCCTTGTTCATCGAATCCTGGCTGACGCCGGCTTCCTCGGCCATCTTGTCGAGCGCCTGCAGGGAACCGACCGCGAAGCCGGTTTCTTTCGACAGGTTGCCGAGCTGGATCGCGCCGGTATAAAGCTCGTGGAACAGGTCTTTGAAGCCGTCGAGGATTTTCTCGATGGCGACGTAGCTCAGGAAATACTCGGTGACCCTGTCGAAGCGCTCGCCAAGCTGCTCGAAGACGCCAGCAGTCTCCTCGCCGGTCTTCTTGGCCTCTTGGCTGACGTGCTTCAGGGCATCGACGATCTTGTCGACACCATCTGCGCTAAATCGGACCTTGACGTCCTCGGCCATCAGTCATTCCTCAAAATCTTCGGCGCCTTGGGCGGCGGCGCGTCGCCCTTCTTTGCATAGGGCGCCTGCGGCGCCCACGCCAACAACGACACGTAGTAGTCCCACCTTGCCCGCTCGCGCATGATGTGCAGATAGCGCAGCAATCCCTCGCGTATCGGCCACTGCAGCACCACCCGCGCGCGGTCCACGTCGTACTCGGCTATTTCGCGGATCAGGTAACCCCAGTCGCCATAGCCGATGCACCCTCGGTCGCGTGGCGCTCGTCCGTCTCCGCTGTCGTCCCAAATTTCGGGGAAGTCCGCGAAGAGGCGAGCGCGCTCGCGAAAAAATAGAACAGCGCCGATGCGATCTGCGTGCGCAGCACTTGCTTGCTTTCCGGGTCGGTGACTTCGCCGAAGAACGCCGCGGTCTGCTCGGCCAGCTCAGGCGACCACTGGCGCGGCTCCATGTCGGCCGGGATTAGCAGGCCGCCCATGAGCAGCAGCGCGATTCCCGACTCGTAGGCCGAGATGGCGATACGCTCGATGAACTTCTCCTGCGTCTCGTCGGCGCCAAGCGTGATGTCGGACAGGCCGGCCTCGCGAATCTTGCGGGTGAGCCAGATGTCGTGCGCGAACGTGCCGTTCTGCATCGGCACGAATCGCTTGCCCTCGATGGTGATTTCCATGATCTTCCCTCAAAAAAGGAGGCCGGGCACTCCCGCACCACGGCCTCTGTAAAGCCTGCCTCGCGGCAGGATCGTCCCTCCGGTAAGCGTTAGGCGACCTGGACCAGGCGGTACAGCGGCTCAGTCGGGTGGTTGATCTGGTCGGCGATGCACATGCCCTCGATCGTCCAGTTGCCGAAGTCGTCGGCGATGAAGCCGAGGTTGCCATTCGGCGTAAAGTGGACGTGCCAGAACTCGCCCTCGTAGGTCGGGCCTTCGACCGGGTTGCCGAGGAAGTTGAGGTACATGCGCACGCTCGACTGCGTGCCGCCCTGCACGGTGTTGTAGGTGTAGCTGGCGTACGTGTAGCCCGCAGTCAGCGGGCCGGCGCCCACGCCAGCGCCGCCGGCCAGGATTTGCACGCGACCGCGCGCGGCATCGAGGATGTAGTCGGTGCCGGCAACCAGGGTCGTCGCGCCGAGCTTCAGCGTCACCGCGCTCACCTCGCGGTATTGCAGCGAATACCAAGCGCCGGCCTGAGTGGTGCCTGCGCAGACGGTTTCGCCTGGCGTGCCGCTGACGGTAGCGCCGGTCACGTTGATCTGGCCCTGCGAACCCATGACGGCGTTGATGAGGTTGAACAGGCTGTACTCGTCGCCGGTGATCTTGATGCTGTGCGTCTGCTGGATGACCGCGCGGCCATAGAGCGACGACGCCTGATCCATCGACTCGAACTTTTCCTTCACGCTGGCCTTCGGGGTGATCTCGAAGGCGGTGCAGTTGCCAAGATCGAACGCGCCGGTGCGGACGTAGACGCCGTTGACCAGCGAAAGACGATCGCCAAAGAGCTTACCGCGGCCGAGCAGCAGGTTGGCACTGTTCGGGGCGGTTGCGAGGGGTGCCGTAGGCATTTCGTTACCTCCAATTGTTGAAAATGGCTTCGCGTACCGCTCTGCCGGGTTACTGCTTCAGTGCTGCGTCATTCCGCAGTGTCTGGTACGTCACGCGGAAGTCCATCGCGACGGCGGCGACCTGGTAGTTGCCCTCGTCGTATTGCCACGTCAGCTCATGCTCGACGGCGTCCTGCGCCAGGCCGCCAAGCTGCGAACCGCCGAGCTTGCTCACCCACTCGATGATCGGGTCGAGTGCGGCGTCGGCAGGGTCGCCGCTGGCGTAGATCACAAAGCGCAGATAGAGCACGCGCACGATGACCGGACCCCAGCGGCCGGATTTGGTGTCCTCGATCTCCTCGCGGA